TCATCTTTGAGGTTGGCCAAACTCTTTACAAGTGCCAAGTCAAAACACAAAAGCAAATAGAGAAAGCTAGAAAGAGTTGGAGGTTTGATCTTAGATGTGGATCTCATTCTAAGACTAGGTTTTATAATAAAGGTGATATAGATGTGTATGCCTTGGTTGCATTAAATTGTCAGAAGGTAATGTTTTTCTTTCCAGATGGGAGCAAGCAAATATCTGTTAGAGACAAAGATATCCAAGCGATTGACTCGCTAAAAAATGTACAAAACCTATTTAAAGAGCTTCAATGTCAACAGACACAGTAGGATCTTTATAATGTGTTACAGAGTTTATACCTAAAGATATTAGATACTCAGCCACATCATGTGGTTGTTTTTGCTCTGTTTTACAAAAATCTATAAACTTTCTAGCAAGGTGTTTATTTATATAAATAGGTTTTCTATTATTTCTTTCTTCGAAGATTGGATCATTAAACTCATCGAAATTCATAATTACCTCCTTAGCAATTTTTATAATTCCTCATAATATTTAATTAGTTCATTCAAATACCATTGACACTTTTTCAAATCCTGTATGTTCTCTTCCTTGTCTTTATGTCTATATAAATATTTCCAGATATTTGATTCTAGATAAGCCGCATATCCTTTAGATCCAACCCTGTCTCTAATTAGCTCTATGCACTCAACAATACCTTGGTAATGCTGTGGCTTATTAACCATATCTGGTTTTATATTACTAACCTTATCCCACTCTTCTTTGTTGATATCATCTATCGACATTTTTTAACTCCTTTTTTAAAAAATACTTGTTAATATAAAATATTAAGTATATTATTACATAAATATTACAAAAAAGGGAGAAATATGGACACTAAAGATACAGTATTCATTGACACTAAGCAATTAGCAAAGCGTTGGTGTATGGATGCCCGATCAATTCACAATTTAAGATTAAAAAAGAAAGGCCCAGCATACTTACAGCCAAGCGGGCCTAACGGTAAAGTCTTATATGATTTAGATGAGATCAAAAGATGGGAAGAAAAATCAAGGGTATCTAATGAAGCACGCTTTACTTAGCCCATCATCAGCAGATAAATGGACGAAATGTCCAGGCATGCCAAAACTAGCGGCAAAGGTTGATTACCAAGTTGGTATACCTGCGGCAGTTGGTACGTTAATTCACAGCATGACAGAACAACTCTTAAAGGGATTCTTAGTTGATGTGACTCTTGAAGATTATTGGTTAGGAAAAACAGAATTAGTAGAAGATTTTGAAATAGTAGTAGATCAAGACATGATTGATTGTGCAAAGTTCTATGTTGACTATGTTCAAAATCGAACAAAAGAAATTGACGGGAAATTACTTGTTGAACAAAAGGTTAGATTAGATGAGATATCAGACAACCTTTACGGATATGCCGATGCACTTATTGTCACCCCTGCAAGAATGTGTGTTATAGATCTTAAGACTGGTAAATATCCCGTCAGCCCAGATAACAACAAACAGGCTATGATTTATGCGCTTGGTGCATTGTCAAGATATGGTAATGAAGACACAGAAGTCGAGATTACCATTGTGCAACCAAGGGCTGCATGGGGTGGTGGGCCTATAAAAACATGGATTACCACAGCAGAATTCTTAGTGGACTGGGCATACGATTTTTTAAAGCCAAGCGTTGATGCTTGTCTTGAAGAAAACCCTGTATATGTATACGGGGATCATTGTCGTTGGTGTAACGCGAGGAGCATTTGCGATTTATATAAACAATATAATCATGGAGATGAAAATGACGGAAAATAGTGAAATAAAAACTTTTAGCTTCGAAGAGGGTGGCAAGGAATATAATCTTGACGATCTTAACGATGAGCAAGGGTTACTTTATAACAAACTAGCATTGGTAGAAAAACAAAAAAATGACTTTGTTGCCAACGCAAACTTTGAAGTAGAGAAACTAGACATCTTAAGAGCTGAATACTCAAAAAGACTCAAAGATGCATTAGAAAATGAATCTGTTGTAGAGGTGGCTAAATGAGTCTGGCGGATATACGAAAAAAATCTAAGCAGAAACCACCACGAATTATCGTGCATGGTGAAGCAGCAGTTGGTAAAACGTATTTAGCCTCACAAACTAGAAACCCAATTATGTTAGACGTAGAAGACGGTCTAGGCAAAATTGAAATGGATCATATTCCTTGTAAGACTTACAAAGATGTGATGAATAACTTAGACGAACTTGCTAATGAAAAACATGAATACAAAACTGTTTGTGTTGATTCTTTAGATTGGTTTGAACGACTGCTTTGGGAAAAAGTTTGTGAAGACAATAGTTGGAAATCTATTGATCAACCAAGCTATGGAAAAGGCTATGCAGAAACCCTTAGATACTGGGGTGAATATATAGAAAAACTTAATAGACTAAGAGACAAAGGCATGATGATCTTTCAGATTTGCCATAGTGATGTGCGAAAAGTGGAAGATCCACGAATAGAAGCATATGACAGGTTCTCTCTTAAGCTTCATAAAAAAGCTGCGGCATTGTTATTAGAACACTCAGACGCATGTTTTTTTGCGGCTAAAAAATTAGGAACTATTAAGGTGCAAGGTAAAAGTGGCATGACTACTAAGACTGTATCTGGCGATAGAATTATCTATACCAATAATGATCCGGCTTTCCTTGCAAAGAACAGATATAACTTACCAGACGAACTGCCGATGGAATGGCCAGCCATTCGTGAGGCAATGTTGAAGTGAGTTTGTTATCTGATATTGATGTGGTACAGCGAGACCTAGACAGGATTACAACTAGACTTAATTCTTTATTAAGAAAAGTTGATTTTGAAAGTGAGTCTTATCCAGTTGAAACCTACGACAGGATCGCTGATTTAAAAAAGGATTGTGAAGATTTGATTGAGTATTTAAATACTTATTCATCTTACGATCCTGGTTAATTTATAGGAGTAAAAATATGGACTTAACAAAATATAATTTTGATAATTTAGATTCTGGAACAGAATCGCAAGCAAAGATTGAACCTGGTGTTCACACATTAAACTTTGATGGATATGAGGTTGTTACCGGTAGAAATAACTGGGAAGCAATTAAAGTATTTTTCACAGTAGGTGAATCTGGTTTTAGAATTAACCATGCTTTTGCAATGGAGCATGATAATCCAGATGTGGCAAGACGTGGCAGACACTCATTCAAAGCTATGGCAACAGCAATGGGTTTAGGCTCATTGACAAGCATGGATAAATTCATGGACAAGTCAGTTGTCGTGCCAATTAAAATGGATGCAGATGATAAGTACATGGTAATTGATGAAGACTTTGGTAAGAACTGGAAGCCTGCTAGCCAAAAAGTTAGCAAGCCAAAAACTTCAGATGATAACATCAAGGCTAGTCCTTCAAAGGAAGATTTAGAATCTATGGGTTCTACTACTCTCGATGAAGACGCGCCTTTTTAATTACGATGCGAAAAACAGGCCTACTTTATGTGCTTATTGCAAGCGACCTTGTGGGCCTTTACTTTACCAAGATGGAGATCATTGGTTGGGAGCATGCAGTATGGATCATTTAAACAAAATTAAGGAAGGTGAAAGACTTCCAAACAAATGCCAGTTAAATGACGAAGGCATTGAATATTCTATTGCGCAAACTAAAGATATCTATCTAGAACTATCTCGACAAGAAGGTAACGAGCCTCTACACAAATGGGATAGAGTAAAAAGAAAAAGGGTTTTTACTAATATAGTAAGAGAATATTTAAACTGGGCTAATGCTATAGCCAAACAAGACGATGAAAGGGCAAAACATGGATCTGAGGAAATACTTTCCAGACGAAAATAATCTGGTACAAAACACGGGCAAAGATACAAACGATTTAATCAACGAGATGCAAGCACAGGGCTTGCGTATTGATCATTTACAAATAACAGGAGAGATAGTAAGGGTTCCGGTAACCGAGCTTGCTGGCGTGCGTGCTGACTCTTCTGGACAGAAGTCGGGATATTATGTTGTTAACGAAGTAAACGGTAATTTCTTTGCAACTTTTGGTAACTGGAAGACTGGGTTTGAAGGCAAATGGTCAAGTGTCAACCATCAAACTATGTCTATTCAAGAAAGAGAAGACTTACAACGACAACTGCAAGAGAACAAAGAAAGGGCTGATAAAGCTAAAAAACAAAGGCATGATGAAGTGGCTAAAAAAGTTAAAGACTGGCATGAATCTTATTCTAATCTTGTTGAACATGAATATCTCACAAATAAAAAAGTTAAAAGTTATGGTTTAAAGCAATACCAGGATATGTTGGTTTGCGGTGTGTATTCTACAACAGGAGACATACGTTCTCTACAGTTTATAAACAAAAAAGGTGAAAAAAGATTCGCC